CAATCATTGTATGTAACCTCTACAGCCTGTTTAGAGCCAGTAGTGTCGACCTTAAGGTAAAGTCTAGGTGCCAACCGAGGCAAATTGATATCCAAATCAGGGAAAACAAGTCGACTCAAAACATCCAAGTAATTTGACCTATAATTATCTTTTGTATTCGACAACGCTTTGCTCCAGTATTCTATTGATTTCTTTAGATCGCTTGTATTTTCTTTCTGGGCAATTCTTAGAAACTTACGCTTCAGGATCTTAAGTGCACCAGAGCCTTTCAGAACACCTACAAAACTCCTGTATTCAGACAAGCCTGGTATCGAATCCAACAGCTTCCTTACACTTCTCAAGTCAACTGATACGGCTGTTGTTAATATCGAATATATCTGTTCAGCCATCTGATCGTCTAAAGGATTTGGAGGTGACCTGAAACCCGTAGTTTCTTTAACGTTCTTTAAAAGTCCACTTATTTGCCTATCCCCAGATGTGTCAGGTAAAATCGTCTTGAAAAGGCTCATATTCTGTAATATGGTCACAGCCCTGCTGTTACTGTTGTCTTTAGCATTACGTAGTATTATAGATAAAACTTTTGCACCAAGACCATCTTCAAAGTCATCTAAAAGTATTATATCCGTATAAATTTCTTCATCAGTAGATATAGTTGACTGACAGCTATCTTCGAATGATGAAGTTATCCTTAGGCCTCCACAACTAGTAGGTAACCTGAGTAATATTTCCTCCAAAAGAAAATCTTTACCGTTCAACCATTTCCTCAACAGTCTTCCACAGTGGTACCGTTTTAAAAATGCAGCTGTTATAGGATCCCCAGATGAAACGACCATTGATGAGCCCTGAGCATCGTATGCTGATATACGGTCGTAAAAGGGAGTGAAGCCTTTAGTGGTATTGTCTCTGCCCAACTTACTCAGTTCTTTCACCCAAGTAGGTATTAACTTGTTATTAACGCTCACATCGCCAAGATATTCCCACATGTGGTCCGAAACCATTGTTTTACCGAGATGGAAGTTTAAACCTAGTTTTTTGTATGTGGCCTGAATCTTTCTTAGGAGCTTCTCAATATCTCTATTTGGCAGGTCCCTATTAGGATAAAAGATAAGTAGTCCATCATCAGAGAATGTTAATAACTCCCCTCTTAGGCCTGTAGTTTCCAAAGCAACTTCCATTATTGATGCATGAAGTGATGACCATACGAAATTAAGAAACCCTTCAAAGCCACCTTTAGCTCCTCTTAGGTCATTGTAATAACCTCTATTAGAATAATTAACTTTTGATGCCCTGAAGAAAAGATCAATTCTTTCCAGAGAACTGTCACCAACTAGTTCACCTAAAATCTTGCCATAAAGTCTAACAAGAGACATAGGGAATTTCTTGGAAAACTCACTCATGTCGAATGAAACCGCCACACTTCTTGATTCATACAAGGTGCTTGTCATGTTGTGTATACAACGTTCTAGGTCTGATCTCCTGCCAAGGAAAGATTTTACTATTGATACCCCTTTTTGCTTTCTACTTACTTGCTTTGCTAATCTTTCTACTCTCTGGGTTAATGTTTTCAGCTCTTGTTCTGCCATATAAAACAGTCTAGTCACAACTTTATGGACTTCACCGAACTTTCCTTCAGTGTTGACTACATATTGTGCCATGGGATGTATGTTAAGGAATGACTCAAGGTCTTCAGAAGGTATTTCATCTATAGAAAGTTGACTATAACGAGATTCAAACTTTTCATGTAAGTGGATTATTTTGTCAAACCGCTTTATAGCTCTGTCTATATTGAGACCATTCTTTCCTCTAATAAATGATGTGGCATCGTTGACTGATGAAGGTTCAAAGAATTTTTCAGCAAGTGAATCACCATACCCAGCAAAATATGCTTTTGCAGCTTGTTCCTCAGAAGTTGTCATAATTATACCAGCAGATGAAGCCTTAGATGCAATTGGAACATCCATTTCAAATAATGATGGTAAAGTTCTAACTCTTTCAAAAACAACCTCGGACCATTTTAGGGAGCTTTTTGAGAGCAGCGATTCTTTTGGTCTCGATGGAAGGTGTGATTCCTGTTCTAGGTCTTCTCCAAGCCCACTTTTGCTCTTCAACCTTACGTCATGCCTTGAATCTCTCAGTGAACCATATATGCTCCTGCGGAGAACTCCTTCGAGTCTTGAATAAAATTCTTCATCAACAGGGTTAGGATCTTTTACACCAGATATTGATTCAAACATGTCATGAATAGGTGAATCCGGGTGAGGTATGGATGTGTAGAATCCCAATAAGTTTATTAAGACGAGTTTAGAGTTAGTCATAGTCTTTGCAATTGTTAGCATCTTTTCAGCACGTTCCAATCTTAAAGGGTCAATTGCATTTGAATAGAGGTCTCTTGAACTCCCCATGATAGAAGAGTTTTCTAGCTCAAGTATTGATAGTTGTCTGGCAGCTTTCAAAGACTCTCC